TTATCTCTCTTCTTATCTTTTCCTGCCATACCTGCAATACCCGCATCAACTCCTGTCTTAACTGCGTCAGATGATGCTTTAGTAACGTAACTATGTAATGTTGTTGTCTTTAATTCATTTACAACTTCTTCCTTTTTGGTTTTAGGTTCCATAATAGCACCCTTACCATACTTTTTAAGAATACCTTTCTTCACTATGTCAAGTGCTTTCTGACTATTCTTTGCTTGCTTCTCCAACTCTTTCTTAGTCATTGGTTTCCTAGGAGGATTTGTCCTCTCAGGTTCTTTCCAAGTACCTTTCTCTAATTGCTTATCTCTCCAATGATCATAACCTTCCTCAGGTACATACTCTTGAGCTAGCATTGCATAAGGTACTGCCTTTCCTGATCTCTCTTTCTTCTTCTTTACTGCGTCTTTATGACGCTTAACACCTTTCTTTATCTCACCACCTATAGAATACCCTGCTACACTTTCTACTTTATATGCAGGTACTTTAGCACCCTTCACACCACGACGTGCTTTATGCTCTTCTCTACGTTTATCAATAGTCTTTCCTCTCTTACCTTCTGGGTCAAACATACCTGGATCACCATGTCCTGGTCCCATTCTTCTGTAGTTTCTTATGGATGCTTTACCATAATCACTACGACCTTTATCTACCTTTGCTTCAGTTGTAAGTTCTTCTTTTTTCATTGGTAAACCTTTATGCTTAGTTGAGGCGATGTCTTTGGCATCCTTCCTCTTGATGGTGGCAGCAACTTTGGCAATCTCAGGTGACTCTGCTTCACCCGTTTTTTGAGCCTTTCGAACCATCCCGAAGAATCGTTGTTGCTTTTTGGAGACTGCGGGCATTCCAACCTAACCTCCAACTACTTGGACTTGTTCTACAATAACACCACCAGAACCTGATCCTGCGGTGAGTTTAACTGCTCTTGATACCTGAGGAATATTTCCTGCAGTAGCATCAGCAGCAGACAGTGCATAGTCACCTGATGCAGCAGATGCATCTATATCTGTTGTGATTGTTGTAGCAGTAGCTGATGCAACTTTCTTTCCTGAAGATGCAGCAGACTCAAATGCAGCAACGAAACCATCAGTGTCACCACCGTCAACAGTTTCGATATAATCGTTAGCACTAAATGTATGTCTACCACCATTTGAGTATCCTTGGATAGTCAATACTGTGGGGTTAGCATCGGTAGCAGCAGCTATCTTTGCGTGCTTTGGTTTACCACAATAAACTAATATTGCTTCACCTGCAGCAAGTGTGATTGCTGGACCTGCGTCTATCTGGATACTTGATGCTGCTGCACAGTAACATCTAATTACTCCAGTCTTTACCACAATATATCCACTGCCACTGGCAGAGATCGTTTGGGTATCTAATACATTTAAAACTGACATTGTTGCCTCTCTAGGTATTACCTATCTACAGTGTTATTTATCTTGCTTAGACTTTAGAAACTTAGCAAGTTCTGCGGTACTACCTACAAACATAGTATTGTTAGTAACTTCTGTGTTTCGAGATTGCTTAGGATTTTCTATATCATTTACTTTCTTATGCAGATCAGCAAGTTTATCTGCAACATCTCCAACGTGCTTAATTAATTGACCTGCAACTTCATATGCTCTTGGTTGATCGGATTGTTGTGCTACGTCTAGAATTCCATTAACCGCTTCTTGACCTTTCTCTACAAGATTGTACAACTGTCCACGAGTATACTCGTAGTCTTGTTTAAGTTGATCTTTAATAGGGACGGCTTCATCGCTGCGTTTAACGCAACCATTTTCCTTTTTAACGATAGATGTCTCAACATCGAGTGCTTCCTCAATGCCCTCAAACATACTATTCGTCGAGTCCTGTTGTTGGGTTTCTTGACTTTCCATCAGTCCATTCCGATTTTAGTTCATTAAATCCGAAGTCATCGTCTGCCTCTACTAAAGCATTGTCAGCAGCATCTATCTTCAGAATACCTGCACCACCTGTATGTGTTGCAATGGTACTATTATTCCATCCACGACTAACGTGTAATGTAGTACCTACTATTCTAGTTATATGCATAACTTCAGTATCTATTTGGAATTCATCTCCAACCACAAGGTCTGAGACTGAAGCAACCTCAAAGATACCGTCATTTAGATCAATACTATTAGTAAGTGTAGTGACTGCAGCACCAGTACGATCAACAAGTGATCTAGGTGTAGCAGTATATCTGACTTCTCTTGGAGCAGTAACAACTGCATCGGTAGAGTAGTCCACGATTGCCTTCTTGATAATATCTCCAGATCTGTCTTGTACAGGACCATACAGATATGTCTTAGCGATAAACTGTAGGGTGTAAATTAAAGTTCTGCGAGTATCATAATCACCTTCATACTGATCATCATATTGGACATCAGTTAAAGTAATAGGGTAGTCTCTCTTCTCACCTAAAGAAGGTACCAAGTTCATAGTAATATTAAAACTTGGTTGGAAGAAAGGTAGAATCTGCTCAAGAATCTGGAGAGAATCATCCTGATTCTTAGCAAGAATTGCCAACTCAAAATTTACATTATAAGGTATTGGCATAAACCCTTTATTAGTGGTTGACCCACTGGTGTGTCTGATATACTGTGTCGGTGCAACCTTACGAGTTGCATCATACTGAATACCAGTTATCTCAAAAGAGATACGAGGTAGAGTAAGTTGTACCTGATCCTTTGTACTAAGATCTCCTAACTGACGTAACCTAGCAAGAAACTTTTGCTTAGGTCCATAGGCAAGAGGTACTTTCATCACCTCAGTTTTAGAACCCGACGTACGTCTGAGCTCTATGTTATTAAACAGTGTACCGAATCCGACAACTGTCTTCTTTATAATCTCGTGGTATGAATAAGTTCCTAACATTAGATACTACTTCCTTTATCTCCAAATTCACCAAAGGGGTTACCTTGAGTGAAATCAATAATAGCGTCTGCTTGAGTCTCAAGTGTTGCATTTGAGTCAAACTCACTATTAACATTATTTAGTGTATTATATGTAGCAGTTGTCCAGGCTGCCCCTGAAGTCTGCCCTGTGAGGGTCTCAGGTACCGTAAAGATACCTGTACGATTGTATACTTGTATCTGGTTATTTCCTGCATCAAAGGACTTAACCTCAGCAGATACATTAGATGTACCACCAGTAATAGTTTCACCTACAGTGAACGTACCAGTACCACCTGCGACTAGGTTGACTGCTATAGCATTTGCAAAGTTTGTTTCTATTGCATCTACAGCAGCAACACCAGTATCGATATCCTCGTCGCTGTATTCGAACAACTCACAGCGTAATCCCCATACATATTGCTCACCTAATGTATAGAAAGGAACTTCATGCTCTACGAATTGTATCTCAAAAGTTTTGTTAGCAAAAGGTATATGAATTAGATCTCCTTCATTAGGTCTACCTTCTACAATTAGAGTTGCGTTATCATCTACTGCTTCAGTGAATCTCCTCTTGGAAACAACGAGGGTAACTTGGTCCTGAATTCTGACTCCAAATTTAGAAAAGATATCACCGTCACCCCTAAAACCACCAGAATCCTCAATGTATACTTCCACCAAGAACGCCCCTGTGAATTTTGATAATGTGTCTTCACCGAATACTCCATCTTCTTTTACTAATGTTCTAGGGATGTAGTACACATCCTTTCCAAACATCTTGATCTGCTCGTCAACTAGGTCTTGTGTTAAACCTTGTTCACCTGCAGTACCTTGTGTGAAATAAGTGTTAGTTGCCATATCATCCTATCATATCTAATGGTGGAGTTTCCCATACCTGACGTAATTGCTCGTCAAGGATTTTTAATTCCTCAACAGCATCATTATAAATCATCTCTCCATTGAGAGTAACACCACCAGGCATCTGAACGTTCTGGAACTTAGTCATATTACTACCCCACTGCTTCTTAATTCTAGCAGCAGCGTAATCCTTAACCCACATCTGATTATATATCTCAGTCCATGTAGTAGGATCTAATGCTCTCCAACATTTGATAACGATGTATTGGTCTTCTAATGAATCTTCTGTCCAATCAAAATCTATGTAAAGACGATTTTGTACTGTGGAAAATCTTATTGGTTTTAGTCCCTCAAGAATCCAATCGATACTTGATAAGTGAGACTGAATCATATAGTAATGATAGAACTGTGTAGATGTAAAATCATATAAGTCATTAAGTCTTAACTGATAACGAATATCAAACATATTCCTAGTACCCTTATCAGTAAATCCAAAGAGACCTTCTACGGAAATAACATGATCTGGTACTGAAAGATAGTTTGTTTGCTCACCCCATTCTGTACTACCATCGACACCTGTAGAAGCAACGGATGCTTTACCTGCAGCAATCTCAGCAGCAGTAAACTTATGCTTCAGATATACCCTCTCAGCACCATCATAATGATACTGTTGGAATTTCTGAATAGTATAATCTATTGCATCATCAATTTGATCGTCAGATACGTTGATCTCTAATACAGGTTTGCCTAACTTGCGAAGGCAATATTCTTTTAGTTCAGATTTTGAGGTAGGGATTGCCATTATGCTACAAGTACATATGTGTTAGAAGTGGTATTAAAGTACATCTCTCCAGATGCAAGACCAGAGCCAGCATCGTTAGCTGCTGATACAATACCAAGAGCAGTGCGAAGCAATGCAGCAGTCAAGTTAGACTGTACAAATGCTGTGGTAGCAACTTGAGTTGTGTTAGTTGCTTGAGCTGCAGTTGGAGCTGTTGGAGTTCCAGTTAATCCAGGAGATGCTAATGGTGCTGCGTTAGTAGCAAGTGTACCTTGTGCAGCAGTGGCGAAATCGCCTGTAGCAGCTGCAGCAGCAGTTCCTAGAGTAGGTTTGTTGCTTAGGTCATCATAGTCTCCACTGGTTGCTACAGTTGACAAGTCGCCTGGTTGTGTAGCAGAGTCTGCTTTGGTACCTTGTGCAGCAGTAGCGAAGTCACCTGTAGCAGCAACAGCAGCAGTTCCAAGACCAAGAGTGGTTCTGGCAGCAGCAGCGTCTGCGTCATCAATTAGAGTTCCACCGAAGGTGCTAACAGCAGAAGCATCAAGTTTTCCAGTTATACCTGCTGTTACACGAGCATCGGCACGAGCGTTAGTGAAGTATAGATTGGTTGATCCTTCAGATAAATCATCAGTATCAGCAGCAGCGATTCTTGCATCTGCAAGAGTATTAACCTCAGCATCAGTTCTCTCAGTAAAGGAGATAACACCTGTGCCACTATTGTATGCTAGGTCTCCACCAACAGAGATGTGTCCTCTAGTGCGAGCAGCAGTTGTGAATAGATTTGTAGATCCTTCAGTAACATTGTCGGTATCGATATCCGCTTGTGTCACAGATAGTTCACCACCACCAGACAACTCAATACCTGTTCCGTAAGTAAAGTGTGTCCTTGTTCGAGCAGCAGTGGTGAACAAGTTGGTAGATCCTTCAGTTACGTTGTCAGTATTAATGTCTGACTGAGTAACACTAAGAGTACCAGAACTGTGGGTGATACCTGTGCCATATGTAAAGTGTGTTCTTGTTCTGGCAGCAGTAGTAAAGAGATTTGTTGATCCTTCAGTTACTGTGTCAGTATTAACGTCTGCCTGAGTAACAGATAATGTATATGTGTTAGCAGCGTCATCATAGACCTTAGTAACACCTGTACCTGCAACGATAACAGCATTAAGTCTGTCATCAACTCTCTCATCTGTATAGTATAGATTGCTTGATCCTTCTGCTACATCATCTGTATCGTGGTTAGATAGAGATGCGATAGTTGTTGGGATTGTATATGAGATAACACCAGTAGAAGCGTTATATCCTAAATCTCCACTAACACTGATATGTCCACGAGTCCTAGCAGCAGTTGTGAATAGATTAGTGCTACCCTCAGTTACGTTGTCAGTATTGATGTCTGACTGAGTTACCTGTAGTCCACCACTACCATCATGCTCGATACCAGTGCCATATGTAAATGCGTTTCTAGTCCTTGCTTGAGTGAAGTATTTGTTGCTAGTTCCTTCATTAACATCGTCAGTATCAAACTCACCGAAGTCAGCAGATAGAGTTAGTAAGTTACCTGCATCATTGTAGGTAGCAGAAATACCAGTACCACCAGAGATTAATGCAGCAACACGATCATCAACTCTTTCTTCAGTGTAGTATAGATTTGATGTACCCTCAGTCAATGCATCTGTATCATGGTTAGCAATACTACCAACCTCTGACTGAGCGTATGTGATGTTACCAGTAATGGTTAAGTTACCCTGAACCTCAAAGTCAGTAGTTGACTTAAAGTTATTAACTGTTAAGGTGTTTGTACTTGGGTTGTATGTAAGGTTACTTGAGTCAGTTCTGATTTCAGTGTTTCCAGTAGTTGCAGAAACGAAAGTAGGATAGTAAGTAAGGTTAGAAGATCCAGTCTCAGTAATATTAACTAGAGTCGCAGTGTCTGCATTACCTGTCAACGCACCAGTTACGTTACCAGTGATCTGCCCTGTTACACCGAGTGTGCCACCGATAGTAGTGTTACTTGTTACGTCAAGAGTATTTGTTGTTGTTAATCCTGCGAATGTTGCAGCACCAGAAGTAGAGTTAAGAGTAATCTTATCTGTACCAGATCCATTCTGAAGTTTTAATGTCTTAGTAGATCCTCTTAGTACAATATTATCTTTAAAGAGTGATGTACTGTTCTGTGTGATAGTTCCACTGAAGGTTGAGTTACCATCTACATTCAGAGTAGTATCAAAATCAACTGCACCTGTTACAGTAAGATTGTCAGTGATATTTGTAGCACCGTTGACATCCAATGTACCGTCAACAGCAGTGTTACCAGTAGCACCTGCAACTGTAAATTTGTCGGTGTTGATGATTAGAGAACCATCCATTGTGACACCTGCAGAAGTTGTCAAACTTGTAGCAGAGATCGTTGTTAATGTTGTCTGTCCAGTGACACCCAGTGTGCCTCCGATAGTTGCGTTACCAGTACCACCATTTAAGGTGATCGTAGTACCTGCGTTAGGACCAATGAATAGATCAGAACCAACATATACATCTTCATCAACAGTCAAACCACCTTGAGTAACCATCAAAGCAGCGTTAGCAGATAGAGATGTTGGGTTAGTATTATTTGTAAGAGATGTAAGTCCTGTTACTCCTAATGTATTGGTGACATTTGTTGCCCCGTTAACATCAAGAGTTCCTTGTATATCTGTATTACCAGTTGCTGATTGGACTGTAAACTTGTCAGTGCCATCATCTAACTGTATTGCAAATTCTTTATTATCAGCGTTTAATACTACATTGTTTTGGAAAGTAGCAACACCATCAACATTTAGAGTGCCATCCAAATCAGTTGCCTGAGTGACATTAAATGTATCGTCAATAGTTGTCGCACCCTCTACATTAAGAGTACCCTGTATATCTGTATTACCGTTATCAGTATCAACACTGAAGATTGTAGCAGCAGATCCAGTTTGTACAGAGAATAATTTATTGTCTGCCTTAACTGTTAGAGCATCAGTAATCGTTGTTAACGCATCAACATCTAATGTTCCGTTGACGGTTAAGTTATCATCAATGATAGTCTCACCAGTATTAGAATCTAAGGTAAGAGAACCAGAGGTTGTGTCAATCTCAGATGAAGCAGCAACACCAATTCTGATGTTGTCAGCAGTAATATCTGTTGATGTAATCGCACCGCTAAATGTAGAAGTTGAGTTGACTGCGAGAGTATCAGTAGTTGTTAACCCAGTTACCGTAACCCCTCCAGAAGTTGTAGCAAGTTTCTGAGATCCCACATGATACAAACCAGTATCAGTACTTCCTGCTTTAAAGAATTTTTGACCAGATGCATTCTGAATCGTAATGCTAGGAGTCTGAGTAATTCTTTGTGATGCAGATACATTCTCCCATATTACATCTATAGAAGAAATATACTGAATTGATGCATCAGCACCAGTACCAAGTTTTAATGACTTATCATCTTCTAAAGTAACGTGGTCTTTAAAGGTTGATGTACTATCAACAGTCAGTGTGCCATCTAATTGTTGATTACCATCAACATTTAAGTTTCCATCGATGTCAGCATGATCTGTAATGTGAATTGTACCACCTGCAGAATCAAGAACTAAGTTACCAGAGGTTGTATCAATTTCTGTTGCACCAGATACACCGATCTGAATGTTATCAGCAGTGATATCTGTAGAAGTTATTGCTTGGTTAAAGGTTACTGTACCAGTAACAGTATGCTGATCTCCTGATGCATTACCGATAGTAGCATTACCATCTACCTGAACAGTTCCCTGAATGATTGTGTTACCAGTTCCTGCATCAACAGTAAATTTAGTATTGTTAACAGCTAAGTCATTTGTTACATCAAATGTTCCTGTGACATCTAAGTTACCACCAATAGAAGCGTCATCAACAACTATTAAATCATCACCAACATGTAAGTCTAAACCTATACCTGCACCACCACCAACGATTAAAGTACCTGTAGATGAGTTTGTAGCATTAGTTGTATCAAATAGTTTTAGGCTACCTGCATCAATACCAGATCTTGTTCCTGAAAATACTTCAGAAGAGTTTGTTGCATCATCATATAATGCAAATCTACTTGCATCATTATCCCAACCAAACCAACCTATCTTAGCAGAACCACTATAGTATCTGAACTCTACACCACGATCCTTACCATCATCAGAACCAGGAGCAGTGTCGCCACCCAATGTAATGATAGGATCATCTAAAGTAACTACTGTAGAATTAACTGTAGTTGTGGTTCCATGAACTGTGAGGTTTCCATCAACGATTGCGTTACCAGTAACTTGGAGGTTATTAGTACCTGCGATTGTTACATCTGCATTAAATGTTGACTCAGAGTTGACAGTTAGTGTATCTGTGTTAGCATCACCTATAGTGGTGTTTCCATCGACTGTCAAGTCACGGTTAAGTAGAGTGTCACCGTGAACTGTAAGGAGACCTACTGCATCAGTACCTAGACCTGCTCTACCTATGACAGTGTTACCATTGTCAGAATCGATAGAGAATTGGGTCTGGGCACTAGCATTATTAATATTAAATACTTCGTTATCAGACTGAATAATTACTGAATCATAGATTGTAGTTTGTCCATCTATAACTACAGTGCTATTAAAGTCTGCTTGACCATCTACATTAAGTGTAGTGTCAAAATCAACTGTACCATTGACTGTGATATTATCGGTGAATGTTGTAACTGAATTAACAGTAAACACATCAGTATTTGCATTACCGATAGTAGTGTTATTTCCGTTCGCATTAAAGTTATTTTCGAATACGACTGCAGAACCTACATCTAAGGTTCCTCTTATATCTGTATCACCATTAGTTGATAGTACTGTGAACTTATCATTAGATCCATTAGTGATCTTAAAGTACTTCCCAGTAGTATCAAGAGTGATGTCATCATGGAATGTAGCATCTAAATCAACATCAAGAATGTCATTGAGGGTAGTAGCACCGTCAACATCCAATGTGTTGTTTAGAGTTGTTCCACCATCTACATCAAGAGTACCATCTGTATGGGTATTTCCGTTGTCAGTATCTACATCAAATACACTGACACCTGCAGCAGTTTGGATATCAAATTTCTTATTATCTGCTTTTATAATAAGGTTATCAGTGATTTCAGTTTCTAACTGAACATCTAATGTACCTTCTATTATTGTATTACCATTGTCATAATCAACAGAGAACTTATTTACAGCAGATGCGTTCTGTATGCTGAATGACTTATTGTCTGCCTTAAAGATTACATTATTATTAACTTCTGACTGTCCTGCAATAGTAACAGTTCCACCAATATGTGCGTTCTCAGAAAGACCTAATCCCCCTGTGACCACCAACGTACCCGTCGTGGTTGAGGTTGATCCTGTGTTTGTTGTGAGTCTGAGGTTACCAACAATGAGAGGAGCGTCAGTACCAGAGAAAACTTCAGAGGTGTTAGTGGCGTTGTAGAGGAGCCTATACCCGCCAGTGCCAGACCATATGTTAGAGTCTGCATAATCTTCGTCCCACCCGAAGAACCCGAGCCTTGCTTGTGTGTCATAATATCTAAATTCTATACCACGGTCTTTGTTATCATCTGAACCTGGAGCAGTATCACCACCCAATGTGAATATAGGATCATCAATGGTAACAACAGTAGAATTTACCGTGGTCGTTGTACCATCTACCTGTAGATCTCCACGAATCTGAACTTTACCAGTTGCAGCATCGTCATCACCTGGATCTAAGATCATAGTAGCAGCAGTGCTACTTAGAGTATCATCTTGGAATTGGAAACCTTCTACGTTTACTCTATTAGAAACGTTACTAGCATTGATTGTAACATCATTCTCAGATTGTATGAGAATGGTAGCATTACCAGCTCCTGCGTTAGTAGAAAGAATGTTTAAGTTTCTATTTGATGCAGTGTTTTGAGTAAGTTGGAAATATAAATCTCCATCACCAGTCTTATCAAGTGTCTGAGATATAGCACCATCTAAAGTGATATCAGGATGACTGAAGTATGATCTTACGTTAATGTCAAGTTCACCTGCACCGCCTTCAGTAATAGCAAAACTATCACCTTGACCTGTGTGATGATGACACCAATAGTAAAGATTAGCAGGTGCTTCTGCTTGCACCAACCATTCCATTCTACGAGTAGTAGCAGCATTAAATCCGCTAACATACCCTGCCATATTAACAACAGAACCATCTAACTTATAGGTGATACCCATCATGTAATGACCATGACCATTGTGATCACCGTCAGCACCTGAACTAACCATTAAAGGATGATTTGCACCACCAAATGTTTCATTGGTAGAATCATCTTGATTAAAGATATACTTAATACCTTTCTTAAGTGGGAAGTTTGTAGGACTTTCTACACCATCTAAGTAAAATACACCTGTTGATTGTCCACCTACTGTATCTGTACCGAGTGTGACAACAACGTTCTGCACTGCTTGTTGATTACCACTAGAACCATTACCAGTATTGTTAGCACCTACTAATAAATTTCCAGTTGTATCGTTTACCTTCGTATAGTTAAGGTAATTAAATCCTCTGTATCCTGTAGTAGCAGTTAATTCTTGATCAAGATCAAAGTTCTCTAATGTATTACCATCAGCAAAACCTATACGAGAGTTCTGTAATTGATCATTATCAACACCTGCTTGAGCAATAGTTACAAAACCACCCTCATAGTT